GAACTGTCTGTCACGTTCCTTTAAATTTCTTTCCTATGAACTTGGGTAGATTACGCAACCCTGTTTTTCGTGATGTTCGCGAAAACATGGCCGATAATCCTAATCCACGTCGTTTAAATGCGCTTCCTAGAGGTGCTCCGGCCGAAAGAGCCATGAGGGAAGAATTAGCACGTCTTCGTGTTGAAAACGCTGCTATACTAGACAGACAGCGAGTAGCTTTTGAAATGCAACGTTTCGCGGGTGCGGAGGCTGCTTTGAGGATTAATAATAATAATAGAAATAGGAGAGTTTTCCCTGCTCCTGGCGAAGAGAATCGAGTTCGTGTTGCTATCAATGACGATTTCGAAAATCACGTCAACGCCAGAGTTAGGGATATACTCGGAAATAATAATAATAATAATGAAAACCCCATCGGCCCGGGGGCGCCACCCCCCGCAGAGCCGCCAGCTAATGAACCCCCTGTTGAAGGGGGAGCTGGTCCCGATGACCCAGTAGACGCTCCTGAAGAACCTCTAGTTGTCACCAGACTAGAAGTTTATGTTCGCTGTGAGCAACTCACCTCGTTTAGCAATTTCATGTTGTGGTTCATTCACATTGTCTTCGCTCTGGAAAGCTTGGTGTTCTACTTCTTTTTGTTCTGTTCCGCATCCGCCATCAATGGAAATTCTCACATCGAACTTTCGGCTATCCGCGTTCATCGCATCGCCATTGAAAGTTTCGTTGATTCTTGGTGGATATTTTTAGTTTTGTATTTGATACCTGTGGGATTTTGTTTCACATTACTTTTCTTGCGCAGGGTCTACATGTTCTTTTTTAGACCACGCCCCAGATACAGAGGTTTCAACAACAGGACTTTGGGACAGGACGTTCTCCAGGTTACTTCCTACCAACAGATGCTTTTTGGTTTAGAGACTAGACGTTTGCCTATTCTCGGCCTTACTGTATGGCAAGAGCTCGACGTTTATCAAGATCTCATTGTTGAGGTTTTTCGTCGTAGAGCTTCGGCTAGGCATCATAGGAATTTAAGGAATTTCCTCACGGATGATTTATTTCGCCTTATCGGTAATAGAGCTTATGACCCCGTTATTGTATACAATACAGTTTCTGCGTTGGAACAAGCCATTATTATTCATGGTGAAGCTAATCTTCCTATTGAGGGCAATAACCTGGGGATTAGGGGGATGAACTGGTGAGATTTGGAGAAGCTAGGGATTGATTATGACATAGATATATGTACTGCACATTGTGTGCGCGCAAGCGCTGTTGACACTAAATTATACATATTTTCGAATCGTTTCAAGTTCCTTGGGAATCCTGAATCTCGACAGTTCTTTATCGGAAATGATTTATCTTTTCCTCCAGACTTTTCAAAGTATAGAGTCGATGGTCTTTCCAAAGAACATCGAATATTATTTGGTCCTATCTTTGTTAGTCGGTCGTATATGTACACTACTGATAATGACGGTTTACGCGGCGCGGTGAGGAGACTCACGTGCGTTAGGGAGCCTGACACCCGTGGTTTACATAAGAGACTTATGAGGTCCCAATTTAGAATTCGTTCTTATTTGGGAAGATACTTATCCGATTACATCGTATCCTTTCGTTCTAAAATGCGTAATATCCTCAATGATGTTGAAGAAACATCTTATGAGTTGAGAAATGCATGGTGTGAGAAGGCACATCCAAAGAAACGTTTGAGATACATGGCCAGAGAGGAGTTAGTGCTTGGTGGTACTGACAGGGGGACTAGGGTTGACATCGTTGATTACAAATGTAAACCTGGCGAGCTTTTAGCAGCCGGTAAATATTTGAGAGCCGTTGGTGACCTTACCTGTCCAGGAAGCACTGTGCTTGGTTATTTCATGGATTTCGTAAAAGAAGCTTTTTCCATTCCTTATTCGTTTAATGGATGTAATACGAGATTCATCAAGTCGCCACAGCATGACACTCTGGTTTCCACTTTTAGTAAACTCATGAACCCCGAATTAGTGGAAATTATATTTTTCTCCGACGATTCATGCGTAAGTATACGCTGTCGTGATGGAAGAATTTTTGTCTGTAATATGGACATTTCCGCTTGTGACGGTTCAAATTTTGACCCCGTTTTTCTTATCCTTGAAGAGATGATGAATGAGGACCCGCGTTACGCTCGTGACGTTCGTCGTGCCTTTAAACAATGCCGACTTCCTTGTAAAATCAGATCTTCTGATGGGAAATTCAAGATTAAGCTTAAACCCAAATATTACACGTTATATTCTGGGTCTATCTTAACTACATCGATTAACAATGTCGCAAACACGCTTATTAGTTTATGTGTGTTTAAATCAGTTTTAGAGAGAGGACCTCCTTCTTATGAGGATGCTCCTCAACTGATTCGTGACGCCGCTGCAACGGCAGGTTACCTCGTTAAGATAGATCAGTGTAATAAGCCTGAAGATATTCAATTCCTTAAAATTTCACCAACTTATGTTAATGGTGATTTGAGGATTTTTGTAAATTTAGGTGCGGTTTTGCGTGGTCTTGGTCATACTAAAAGTGAGTTGGAGTTCGGGAAGAAGAGTCTGGAATATAGGTGTGCTATGCACACTTCCGGTGTCGTGACATCGTTTAAACACATCGGTCAACATTGTGTTTGGGATGCTTTACAGCACCTCATCATAGATGATGATTACGTTGTGAACGATTTTGACACTTTTTGGCGAAATGTTGATTCGTCTACCTATATTCCAGACGAAGCTCTTCTTGCTCGATACGGAATTGAGGATTACGAATTATCTCACTTTTGTGAGAGAGTTCGTTCTTCTGGCCTACATTCTGTTTTGCATTGTCCTGTTCTTGACAAGATATATGCTAAAGATTATGGGTACCAGTAATTCCTAATTCCTACTCCAAAATTTGCCCCGTAACTGGGCTAGATATGTTACCACCCAGCCTTCTCTGGATTCCGTGTGAACTTAGAGGTATGTTATTGACACACATACTTGTACGGAGGTCGCGTCAGCGGCAGTTTTTCTCTTTTTTGTTGATGTTTATTTCTTTCGTCCTTTTTGTCTATAAGAATAAGGAAGCCTATATGGTAAGAATACTAAAAACATCTCGCG